CGTCCATGCCACAGGATTCTCTGAAGAATCCAGTGGTACAACTCTTGTCGCGGTTGATTAACAACCCATACGACTCGAGAATGTTCATTGCGTCTCGGACATAAGTCCTTGGTACAATGACGTCATCACCGTACACTAAAATGCGCTTACGCGCATTCGCATCACGGCAGCCTGCTGTCAAGAGCGCCCAAACAGTAATAGCCAATACGGGAAAGCATAAAGCTGACCCCATTGGCGCATACTTATTGAGCAATAGCTCCCGACCATCAGGCAGACGGGTCCCTAAACTCCTAGAATTCAACAGAGCCGTAAGTAACGGTTCTGAGAATAATAGGCGAACTAGACCAACAGTGACTCTGTCACTCGCCTCGTTGAGGTCGAGCGTACAGAGTTCGCCGTCTAGCGACCCGCTAAGGGCGGCTTGACGGTTTGGCTGTTGGTCAGTGAAGTTGATACGTCCCCGTGTTAAGGGGTGTCGTTCAACATGTCTCACCAATGCACCTCCTAGACCTTGCTGAATCCACTGAAAAGTCAGTGGTTCACACGAGATCAGACGAGGCCCGCGGGAGTCCTTAGGCACAAGACAAACCTGTGCAAAGGACTCCTTGTACTCGATAGATTTAAATCTATCGAGATCGTCGCAAACATGCCCGAGAGACGCATAAAAATATGCATCTAAGGGGTATGAAGCGATGAGCCGGGGCGATACACTTGTCCATCGATACTTACCCCAGAGTTGCTCTTTAGTAGAGACAGCTCCGGGTCCGTGTCGAGGATAAATGTCGCTCGGGTCGAAACGTTGAAAGATCCGCGCAATGCGGATCCTTGCACGTCGAGTGACATCCGACCGCGTTTCAGAGTAACAACTCCGAAACCCACGATCGATGTCAGGCATACCGCAATCAGCGCAACGCTGAAAGCGAGTAGTGAGAACTGTAAGATCCTGCTCAGTTTTCTCAAACTTTGCAAGGACCTTATGTTCTTGTTCAGGTGTATAGGCAAGTTCATACTTATAAAATAAGTATAAAACCTGACGTAGCACTCTGATGCTATCACAGCAGGGAACTGAAAGAACCCTACCGTTGTGAG